CGGCCGGGAGATCCGCAACGCCGCCGACCTCTTTGGCTTGCTGGGTGATCTTATCCATAAGGCTAAGAAGTCCCGGCGTGACATCGCGGTACGGCAAGGGTGCTACGACATGGTTGATAGGTTGGCCTCCCGTTTCGACAGGCTGGAAGACGCCCGGTGAAAGCCGCATGTCGGTAGTGTTTTGCCTGCCGCCGATCTTGGCAATCGTGCCAGACGGGAAATTGGCAAACATCCCGGCATCGAGCGCCTCGCGCCACGCTGCCGTCATCGCCATAGAACAGTTACCCACCACGCCAATCATCCCCGTGCCATAAAAACCGGGACCGGGAATGTATGGGTACTTGACGTACATCTGCTTGCGTTCACATTGTTCGTCATCTTCTTCCCAGTTCCTGCGGATCGCCAGGATCTGTTTGGTTTCTTTCTCCATCGTCATCAGATATGGCAACCGCACGCCTGTGCCTTTGAATTTCTTCGGCGCATATTCCGGCAGATCAAGCTCACACTGACTTTCCCAAATCGTATAAGGCTGATCTTCAGGCCGGGTCGATGGCTGCGTGCCTTGGATTTCTCCGATCTTGCCTTCGACCACATCGATCTGATGATAGGGTGGTGTCAGCCCCGTCACCTCACGATAAGCACCCAGCATTTGCATGCGATGCAAATCGGATTTGCGCATCAGGATTTGATGCGTGATGCGCTCGCACGATTTCAGGTCTTTGACAGTGTCAGACACGATCAGATCGCGCGCATCGACCGATTCCGATACTGGCCGGCGGCGCCGCAAGCAGTAATAGACTTTCTTGAAGCCGCTGCCTTTGAAATGCGTACCCCACAGCAGCATATGCGAGGTGTCGGGATAGTATTCGGTCGCAGTCGTGGTCAGCCAGTAATTGAAATCGCGCTCTAAGGCTTCAGCTAGGTCGTCCTCCTGCACCGCAGCTTCGCCAAAGCCTTGATCGACTTTCACCGGACCTTCGGCCGGCAGAAGCTCGCCCTGTGAATTGGCCCAAGATTTCAGGACCGATTCAAGCAACAGCGGGTTGGTGACTTGGCTTTGGCCTTCCACCGCGGCCGAGCTATCCGCGGAGGTCACCCGCGGTTCTTTCATGTCCAGGCCAAGGAAATCCATGGCCCGATCGACTACGTTCAAATAACCTTTGCGCGATCGATCATCGGCCTCGATCGCTTCAAACATTTCCTCGCCGATCTGGCCCAGCCGCATGCCGTCGAGGCTTTCGGCAAGGTTAGCGTCAAACTTATCCGGCTCATTCTCGGCACGACGGATGGCATTGAACTGTACGACCACGCCGCCGTCCGGCTGATCGCGCTCGACGGTGCCGGATGCGGGATCGACGCGGACCGAATTATCGTCCTCGTCCACCACCACCTGAACGCCAGTCACCGCAGTGCCTAGCCCATCAGCCATTAGGCTGAATCCTTATCCTTTGGGAATTCTTTCACTTCGGCACCAATACCTTCGGCAATGCGTTTCTTGCGCGCAGCATCAGCCCTGATCTCATCGCGTAGCGAGGCAAACGAATAGACCGGAATAGCTCCACCGCGCAACCGTGCGATCTCTTCCAACAACAAACCGACACTGATCAAATTCAACTGATAATTATCACTGCCATCGCTGATGTCGGCATAATGCTGCAAGTTTCGTATCAGCAACTGCGCCTGTTTTTTTCTATCGTCGTCCATGTCACATCTTAAGAACTGGCTGCGTAATACGCTCTAGGATCGTCTTCTTCAGACTATCTAAACCAAGGTTTAGCTCTGCCGCGTTGGTGCCGCCAATCACCGCACCGAACCCCTTCTTCATACAAGCGACGATCGCGACTGAATGAATGTTGCCACGTTCAGCCTCCTCCAGGCATTCGCGCAGCTTGTCCACGCAGTCGCGTTGGTTGTCATTTAGCTGGCCGATGAAGATCGGCTGAGTGTGCGCCACCATCTTACCCCTTAATCGGAATGCGCTCGATCTGCTTAGCTTCTTCCGGTGTCGTGGCTACAGGCATTTGCAGCACTGTCGCGTATTGATCTTCAGCGAGGCGAGTCAACAGAATCTGCGTGCCGTCCGCAAACTCCAGCGCATCGTGATGCGTGTGCGGATTATACGTATTGATCTGACGGAAGATAGCGACTTTGTTGTAGTAGCTTACCTTGCCAGTCCACGTCAGCGCTCGCACCGCAACTGGTTCTTCGAACGCAAGCTCCGTACCGGGAAGCACGCAGACACAGACCTTCGCGTTATCGACGGACGCAAAGCCGGCTGTGCCAGTACCGAAATTTTTGGTGAAGAGCTTGTCGCCGACTTTGGCCGGCCGAGAGGTAACGTTCTGAAGTGAATAGTCGCACATGAGGCCTCTCCTTCTGGCCCCACCCAAATCCCATATATCACTGAATCGTTTCAGAGTGAATTCGGTGACTTGTCCGGTTTCACCGTTATGATCTACCGGCTATCCCAAAAAGCCGGCGAGGAGGACGGAACCGAACCTTGTTGCGGTGAAGGTGAAAGTACACCGCACGCCCGTTGTCACCATCGGCTGCGTATGAGTTGACCCTCCTCTTAAGCTCCGCGCCATGCGCCTTCGCCAGTCTTGATCCATTTGGCGAACAGCTTGCCGGCTTCCGGTTCAGTTATCGTGTCTTTATACTTTGTCTTGTCACCAAGCACACCGTAGTCGAATTCTTGGATCATGCAGTGATCGCGGCCGGGAATTGTGATGTTGACGTGATAACCAGCCCAATCAAATTTCTTAATCCCGGCAAAATGCATTGGCACGATAGTGCCATCCTTACGAACGTGGGGCCGGACGATATGCAAGATACGCTTCCGATGACCACGATCATTCAATTGAATGTCACGATCCTTAAAGAAATATGGCGTGCGCTTCACTTCTAGATTGAATACTGCATGCATGTCCTCGTCATTGGCGACTGACACCCGCAGCATGGCATAATTTGGATACTCGCAATAACGCGCCGCATCGCAGAAACAAGCGGCCAGAAACAACTCAGCCGAGACATGATATTTCTTGGCACAGCGCTGGTAAGTCGGCGGTATCTGCCAACTGCGCCAATAGCCACCATGAAAGTCCAGTTCCTTTAGAAGCCTTATACGCTTGCCATCCTTGGAAACGTGAACCCAGTATTCCTGCGGATAACCGCCGCGCTTAGTAATACCGGGTCGATCCCACCACAGCGTCATGCCATACACATCGCCACCATGCATCGGCTGCACGGTCGGAGGTGGAACCTGATATTTGCGGAAGTACAGAAACTTCGGTCGGTAGTAAGCCCGCTTCAGACTTGTAGTGAACTGCTTTTCCTTACCTTCGGTATAAGGATCGGTGCCATAGGCCACGCAGCCGAACGCCGGCCGGGTCTTGTTGAACCACTCACTCAATTGGGCGTGCTTAAGAATATCAAATTTGCTGTAGCCATCATCTTCGTCATCATCATCGAGCCATTTACTCAGCGAGTACGGTATCAACGTCGCGCCTAATTCCCGGTAGAAACCATAACTGCCAGGATCGCGCCGCTTCATCCGCGCTAGATAGAAAAAGTAGCGCTCTAGCTGATCGAGGATGGTGTCGCGGAAATAGAACTCGCCCAAAAACTCCTGTTCCTTGTACAGGACTTTCTCACCCTCCGGATCGTTCCAGTAGTGGTCGGCGATGACTAAGTCAGCATCCTTCACCCCACTTTCAGCCGCCGGAACTTCAGCCACAGGCCCCGCGGGGAGCTTCAGCGTTGGTGCCGGCGCCGGCTCGCGCGACTCATAAGGCAGCGGCTCCGGTCCCTTCGGCTTGACAAACTTGTCGTGCTTCAGCCGTGCCCGTTCCAAAGCACTGACCCGGCGCCGCTGCGCCCGATTCATCGGCATTTGCGCCAAATGCTTGGCCATGGTTTCGGGGCTGGTCCCATCAAGCGCACCCCCATAGGACAGGTTTGCCATCCCAGGAGGGGTAAACGAGCTTGATTTCGGAGCCTCGTTTACCTGTTTTTCCCGAACAGACCGGGATCGCTTGAAAAACCTCTTAACGGCTTGCCAAAGGCCAGAGATCCACCCCATGGCGACACCCTTACACCGGGTACAGTGCCTTCTGTTTGGGTCGGTGCGTCATCGTTTCCCGATCGGCAAAGGACCGTTCTTCGTCAGATTGCAGCAAGCCGGCATCGCGGGCGAACCGCAACGCCTGCGTCATCGAATCCACTAAGTCGTCGTGTCTATCAAACGGGAATTTGGCGGCTTGCCGAATCACCAGTTCAGCCCAATCATAATTCGGCGACCACACCAGTCCATTGGAAAAAATCGGCTGAATCGCTAACGCGCGCGAGACTTTATCCCCCTTAGTCTTGACCAATTGAACCCCAAATTCATGTATCCCATAACGGTTGCGGATTTCCTGCGCCGCGCTATGTCCCGGCCCCTTATCCTCAATCAATAATCGGTCAACTTTGAACTCGCGGCCGTACAGCCAAGTGCAGCTATCGTACACCCACTCGATCAATCCCCATTTGCCAGACGTGCGCTGTTTCCACATCGAATAAGTTTCAGTCGGCGCCCGCTCGATCCGCTTCGAACTGAACTGCAAATGCTTGGCCCATGCCGCCACCAGCATGATCCCCCGCTTGCCAGTGGTCGTGTCAAAAATTCCCCAAACCGTCAAAGCAGACGGATCGTTCTGTTCATCGTCCGTAAAGGCGCCATCCAAGCTGGCAATCGTGAACGAAAATTCCGGAAACGTCTTGTTGACCGGGTTCCACAATCCCCACCATTCCGGCTGAAAGATCCCCTTGCCGCGAGGAACCGGCGACTGTTCGTATTGCGAGGCCCATGCATACGGCCCAAGCTCATTGCGGGTCCGCGTTATCGCCGCTTCCGAAAACCGATCGAGCCATGCCGGCTCGCCATTGTTGGCGTCAATGTCGTCTTCATCCGCCCGCGGATCGTACCAACCGATCTCGTTCGTTATGACTTTGCCATCATCATCAAACGCACGCGCCGGATCGAACTCCCAAGGCACCATCAAATGGACGTAGTCGAAGTCGTCACCAAGGGCCGTCCCAGAGATGTCGTCTTCGTGCAGGCGCTGCATGATGATGACGATCGCTCCACGATCCAAGTCGTTAAGACGACTGGATACGGACTCACGAAACCATCGCACAGCTTTGGATCTTTCAATGTCGGACTCAGCTTCCAACATGTTATGAGGGTCATCAATGATGACACGATCACCTCTCTCTCCCAACGTCACGCCACCAACCGACGACGCCAGCTTCCAACCCGTCGAGTTGTTCATGACCTTCACAATCTGCGTATTCCTCATGCCGATCGACTTGCCTTCACGCTTGCCTAACTGCGCAGAAGTCTCCAATCCATAAAGCGCTTGATACTTCGGCGACGTGATCAAAGTCCGAAAGCGATCGTTGTCACGCATGGTCAGCAATTGCGAATAAGAAAAAGCCACATAGCGATAATGCGCCAACCCCATCGGACCCCACTCAAACGCGGGCCAAAATACGTCCGTCAACATCGACTTCATAAAACCGGGGGGAACATTAACTAAAAGTCTTTTGATCTCGCCACGAGTCACAGCCTCAAGATGTTCGCACATCGCCCATAACGGCCAGCCATCCACAAACGGTGTCTCAGGCTCGAGCACCGACCAAAAATATCTGACAAATGCAATCAGCCCACCCTGACGCACACCGTTGTCGTCGTACCAGCCATATTGGGTCTGGAGATAACGCGCCTCGCGCCGCTCTGCCTCGGCCTTCGCCGTAAACATGTCAGCTAAAAGTTTGCGCGACTGAAAGTTCACCGCATCACCGTCAACGCAATAACGCCAAGACCAATAAACCAAACACCAAGCACGATCTCAATAATGCCAATGGCAACATAATTCATCGGTCGGTCCAGCCCGACTGCGTGCATGCCGCAAAAATCGAGTTCTTGCCAACCACCTCAGTGTACTCCTTCACCGCCGCCTAACACGCATCCATCGTCGCATACTCCGTCGTCACACAGGCGATCGTGTTCCAGCCGCCCAATACACACATCAACAAAATCACCATCACTTCACCCCCGTCGTCACCACTACCCCAACCGATACCGCCGCTACCGTCGACTGAACCACAACGGTAGCCGCCATCATGGTCGCCGACGTGATCCCAGGATCAGGCGCATTCGGAACCATCGGAGCCATGTTGAAAAACGGATCGTTGTTCGGAACAGCCATCACTTCCTCAATGCCTCGCGCGCTAGCGCCGCTAACATCGCACCCTCCGTCGTGTTCGCCGGCAAATCCCCTTCCGGTGACGCCGCTATCCGCTCTAATGCCGATCGCAGCCGCTCCAGCTCAATCTTCAACTCCACAACCTCATCAAAATACGCCTCCCCATACTCCTTCGCCGTCCGCAGCTCAGCCTGCAAACACTTGATCAGCTCCTTCTGATCATTCACCCGATCCCGTAACGCAGTCGGTACACTCACCATGAAATCGCCCTCCTCAAATAACGGCACCGGCTTCTCCCACAATAACCATGACCCATTCCATGGCCCAGCAACCCACGTCACTTCCCAACCTCCTCATCCAACCAAATCGGCCGCGGACCCCCATTCAGAAAACTCGTGAATTCTAATGCCATCACCAAATTCCCAAACTCCCCTATCTCATAATTCGGCAACTCACGATCATACTGACAAAATATAACCTTCCACCGATTAGCCCCATCAACCTTCATCGTCATGTGCATCACTTCCACTTCCCAGCATCGTCCAACCACCGCGGCCGATCCCCGCCATTCAAAAAACTCGCAAACTCATACGCCATCAACTCATCCGAAAACGTCCTAACCATCACACCAGACACACCCGGCAATTGCAAAATCACCTGCCATTGCAACGACCCCCACACCCTCACCGTGTGCATCACCCAATCTCCTTGTTCACTAACTCTACCTCCTTCAAAATTACCTCCGCCCTCTCCCGCAACGCCTCCACTAACTCCCCACTGCACAACGTCCCTAACGCCACAATCACCATCCCTACATCCGACCGCAACGCCGCTACCTGACGCTTCAAAAAATACATCTCCTCCCCAACCAACTCCGCTAACTCCCCAACCAACCCCGCTAACTCCCCAACCAACTCCGCTAACTCATTTACCTCCTTACCCATCACTCCCCTTCCTCCTTCCAATGCGTTACCGCTATCTGCGCACACGCCAATACTTGCAATACTTCATCCCATGCTTATCCGGTTGTTACCCACTATTCCTCCTGTGCATGGCCAAATCCCCCAAGACGCGTCTGGCTTCTTTACCGGCAACTTCCTCGACGTATTCTCTTGCAACCCACTCAACGAACCGCCTCAAATCATCCCGGTCAGCCTCCATTTCGGCCGCTTGTTTCATCCAGTCATGCAAGCCCTCGTTCTCTACAGCAATTCGTTCCATCCGCGCTAGGTTTGGCAGGCCGCGAAGTCTCGCTAATTCTTTTTCGATAGCGGAAATCTTGTAATCTCTGCTTTCGATTATAGCCCTTAGCTTGTCGATTTCGACTTGCCGTTCCTTGTCAACGTCCCGTTCCGTCAAATAATCAAAGCTCATTTCCCCTCCGTTCTTGCCTAGGTGTTTGTGGGTATTAACCGGATAAGCACGGTTCAAAATATTGTCTCGGCCTTTTCTTCAACGGGTCGCGCCGTTTTTCATCAGGGTGTCGGCGAGATGTTCTTCGGCCTCTATAATCATGCCTGCCTCGATTAGTGCGATTGCTTTCTTGATCGCATCCCGCAGGCGATTGCGCTGAAATCGATAGGCCTCCATCTTGCTGTAAGCCTCATCGATTTCGTGGTCCTCCTCGGCGGTTATGCGGTAGGTCATGGGCTTTCCTTTAGATTGTGTGACGCGCGCGATTTGTGTCATTCACTTCGCTGTATTCCGCTAGTTCGGTCATGTTAGTTCCTCGCAGTTAAAGCTGATCAGCAAATCAGCATGAACGATGTCTAGCGCCACAACCCTTCTTCTTCCTCTCGATAACCTCAAACCCTACTACCTTACCCATCACCCTACCCTCGTAAACTTCCCGCCTAACCGCGCCAAAAACGATAACCTCTCACTCGCCTTCATCCGCCCCCCAGGAACCACACCACCTCCTCCCCTCGCCCCCCTCAACGCCTCCCCTAACTCCCCTACCGCTACCCCCAATCGATCTAACCTCTCTCGCAACTCCCTCTCCCTCTCCTCTAACCCACTCACCAACCGCCTTACCTCTCCCCAATCACTCATCTCCCTTCTCCTTCTGCCTCTCTCGCATCCGCCGCATCCTCTCCCGCGCCTGCAACCGCTTCCGCTCATCCAATGGCGTGTCCATAATCACCGTCGCTTGACCACTCCGTATCCGATCCGCACTCCGCAATATCTGTTCCCGCGTCAAACCAATATTCGGACACGCCCGATCCCCAGTCCGCCACGGATGATTAAAAGAACACTCCAGACAAAGATGCCACTCCACTGCGTAACAACTCCCGCGTAACAGCGTAACAATACTCTAACAGCGTAACAGCGTAACACAGCGTAACAAGCCCAGGCGCCTCAAATTAAAAAAATTTTGTGCGTATCCCTGAACGAGATTGTTTGCGATTTCGATTTCAGTTTAGGGGGGTGCCGGGGGATCTTATACATATATAATGTGTGGAACAGAACGGGAATTCGAAGCAATATCAATCCCTTAAGGGCGCGCGCGCGCGTCAGTGGCCCGCGCGGCGCTCACCGCGGCGCCCGCTGTGCGTTCCCCATGTGTGTCCCAGCGTGTGCGACGTGCGGATGTCATATCCGCCGGTCACCAAAATCCATCAGGAATTAGAACCATTTAGATGGTCATGTCGCGCGTGTGTCGCGTCCAGGCGCCTGTCAGCAAGACTGGGGGTTTTGCCGATCGGACCGGCCAGCTAGCGGCGATCGACCTCGCGCGCGAGAGGCAAAGGCGCTCCCTTTTTCCTATTAGAGCGATCGGTCGGCTCCCGCATCGCCGCTATGGCAGCGCGGGCCGCGTCGTCGAAGCCGCCTTTATCCACCCGACACTTATGGCGCAGACCAGCATTGGCAGGCCATTCGCGACAGTCTTTACCGTGACAGGTTTTGGACTTGGAGATCGCCCGCGCCACGCGCTCAATCGGGTCGGGGAGCTCGTGGCTGTCGATGTTGCTTGGAGAGCGTTTCCCAAGTTTCGCTAGTACGGTCGCTGTCTGGATAGATCAGCCGGCGCACCGCACCGTCGTCAAAATCCTTCATGGCGATAAACCGGCCGCAATCATGACAGCGGTTCCACGGATCATTCATGCGTTTTTCCGTTCATCGGACAACCGCGTTGCTACTAACGTATCCCATAGCGGCAACAACATATTATTTTCCCTCGATATCGATACCGTCGATTTTGAGGACTTTCATGAGGATATCTTTGTGGTCGAATTTATCGCAAGGTTCGCAGAGGAATGGGAAGTCATTTGTTTCGTCTAGGCCGTGGGCTTTTGTGCCGCATCGAGGACAGATGAGATCGTAGTGGTATAGCTGTTTTGGACCAATGATATTGTTCACAGAGGTTTTCCGCATTTAGCGCAATACCACCAAGAGCTATTTGGTTCGGGTTTACGTTGTGGTTTATGGCCGAAGAACCAGCAGATGAATTTCATAATTTCCACCATCGTCTAGAGATAGTTGGATTGGCGATGATAAGGCCTGCTATTACGGCTGGGATATTGAGTTTTGGCAATGGCTGATTGAGGACATTGGCCGCGGTGATTTCCTTGGTGTAGAGGAAGTTCCATTGCAGTGCGGTTGTGTATTGTGTGGTGATCTTTGCCAATCCTGGCATCAAGAGATCGCGGATCTGAGCTAATTCAGTTGCCATGGTGAATCCTCATAACCGGCCGCGCCAGGATGTGACGATGATTTCGCCCTCCCAGTTGATATCCAAGAGCTTTTGCATGATTTCGCTGCAAGGGCCTTGGAATTCCTCCATTTGCTTGCCGAACTGATCGAATGCCATGACCATACCGTTATGGAACAGGTAGACATCGGTTGGTTATGCGATTGGAGTTATTGCAGTTTGTTTTCTGGTTCCTGGGCGCATTTCGGACAGACCTCTGTGCCATCTGGCAATAGCTTCATTGGGGTATTTTTCCAGAATTTGCCGCAGCATTGGCAGAAGCTGATGAAGTTGGTTGGCATTGGTTCGGGTTCAGTATCCATAATAATTATGCCTGATTGATCAGATGCAGTAGATGGTTCAGTTCCTGGCATGGTTGCTTGCATTTGAGGTTTTGCGCTCGATAAGGACCGCGCGCGTGTGAGACTAAGAACCATCGGCATTGGCATTGCTGACGATTGAAGAATGCGGCTGCGATAATCCGACAATCCCTAAGATCACGTTGCGCGAATTGGCTACCGGCGGTTTGTCGGTCCAATCCTCGATCGTGCAGCATGCCATGCAAGATGTGACGATACGAGCGCTATCGCAATTGGCGATCGCAATAATGATTGATGGCTCGATCACTGCAATCTTTAGCTGGATGGCTGGATGAATACGCAATGGGGAAATCCGTTCCCAGAAGTGCAGACGTGGCATTGCTGATCTTGTGACGGTTTGATCATAGGCCCCTGAAACAACGTTCCATACCACTCGATTCCGTTCTTTGTCTCCGTCAGTTGTTCGCATGGAATTGGACGACAATCGTTGCCACCGCAGCATTCAGTTGGATACCAACTATGGACCAGCAACAGAACTGCCAGCATCATGCGAACAGTTCGTCCCAATAGCGAGCCGGCCCGATGATGGGTTTAAAGCTTACGATCTTGCGGTTCTCGACAGTAGTCGGCGCAACCGAATGATCACGGATGCGCTTACATTCTTGTTCCGATCCGCGGAACACTTCAAAAGTCGAAATGCTGCATAGCTTGCCGTCATTATGATCGGCGAATTCCACATGATAAGCCACGACCCATTCATTGATCATGGATCAACACCTTTTCCAATTGATCGATGCAACCTTTCAATTTATCGGCGACCAAATGAACAGTTGCAGGATCATGTGCAGCTTTGTGGATTTCATCCACGATCGCCTTTAGCAAGATCAGACTTAATGATGGCTGATCTGGCTTTGCCGATGGCGCGTTCTCTGATGCCATTTGATGTAAATCCTGGGTCACTTGATGCTGGTTCCCAATCCCGTCGCATCATCCGGCATATCGTCCTGATCAATTCCCTGACGTAGTATTCGTCCGGATTGCGTTGCGGCTTTTGGTTCAGCCGATTGAGCTTGCGCAAACCGATAATTGAGATCGATCTCAATGCCTAACTCCTTCGCTTGTGCTGCGAGCGTTGCGATCAATTCCTGATCGCTCAATTGCGTGATGTCACGTTGTGTCGCTTGTTTGTCGAGCGCCAGCATATTGCGCAATTCTTTATTTGCTTTGTCCTTCGAATAGAGTTGCGGAACGTAACGGCCGCGACCATCCGGCACCATGTGTTCAATCAATTTGCGTGCGGCTGGATCGATATCCTCCAAAAGTTTTGGTCTTTGCCGCTTGGTCATTTCATCGGTCGGCTGACCAGTGTGATCTCGAGCCGGCGCATCATAACTCTCAAAGTAATCGAGCGGATCAGCTTCGTGAATCGCCCACAGGCTTTCTTCGATCCGGATACGCTTTTCAGCAATCCGTTCTTCGGCTTGCTTCACCAGATAGGCAATGCGTTCCTTGACCTTTGGCTTGCGCTCTAATTGGCGCGCATTGGCATCGGCATGACGATCGACTTTAACCTTATGGCCGATTCGGCGCCAAACCGTTGCCGGCGGTAAAGCTTGCGCCCGCAAACGTGCGTATTGTTCCCATTTTATGGGCTTTATTGGCTGGGAACCCGGAATGTAGCCCTGTGGAACAATGGCGGTTGACATTGCGGTCGACCCTAGTATGTCTAGCCTACTGTTGAGTTAGCCCGTTGGGAAACGGGACGCTGCGGTGGGCGGCGGTAAGTGCCGAGACAAGAGGTCGCCTGTTGAGAGTGTTGCCTTCCTAAAGTGTCCATAGTGACCGTAGGCAAGACTTGAGGGCTAGAGGGTCGCAGACGCACCCCCACCATACCACAACCAAAAGAGGGTGACATGCTATCCAAACACGACTTCGACACGATCCATCAGGCTGACGACTTCCTTGGCAAACTTGGCTTTCGTTATTCGCATCACGAAAGCTGGGCGTTCAGCCAAGGCTTCAGCATTTTCCGCAATGCTGCATTAGGCCTCTCAGCCACGCTTCGCCTCGATCGCTACAGCAAGACCAATAAGTTTGATGTCGCGATCTATCCTACACCTCAAACCAACTAGGGGGGTAACGTGAAGCTAGGGGAGGGCCGTTTTTCCTATGGATTTCAGGGGGTGTTTGTCAATTTTGAAACTGCAACAAAGAGAGGTGACCAATGCGATACGACTATGTTGCTGAATCTGGCCAAACCGTCACGCTCAACGGCAACGGTTTCACGCCACAGCAATCCATGATGCTAGAGGCGATGATCGACAAGCACGGCTTGCAGATGTTCCTGCAAGAGATGTCCGAGATCTGCGGCGAGAAAGCCGTACACATCGCCCACGATTGGCAAGACGCGCCCCTCGCCAAACGGTGGGCGACGTTGGAAGGCGCGATCGGCGTCGCTTCCACAAAGGCTGGTGGGCTGTGAACCAGCCCATCATCCAATCTGTCGGCCTACCACCGGAGAAACACGCTGATCGCGTGATCGCTGAAATGCTGCGTGTAATTGCGCAGCAACAGCCGCCATTGATTACGCGCCTGAAACAAATCGTTAAGACAATGCCGGATGGCAATCCATCAGCGCAGCAGAAAATCAAAAACAAATTGGAGGAAATTGGCGGTTTGCTAATTCCCGATGTCTTCCTCATTCCCGGCAAGCGTGGTCGCTTCACGATTGACCTGACCACAATCGCTGCCTGGAATAGCGAATGCCAAGATTACATCAGAGAGGCCACAGACTGCATTCCGGACAAACCATGGCTGGCCTGCCTAATCGTCCGCTATCAAAGCAAAGGCCACCATCGATACGAGACATCAACAGCTAAAGTGCTGCTTGTCACTCATCATGCTTTGAGCCGGCTAGCGCAGCGTTATGGCGCGCAGACTGTGAATGATTTGCTGATCGCGACTGACGCTATGCTTTATGCGTTCCTGCGCGACATCAAAATCCATGGCAACAAGCCCGAATGGATCAAAGACGAATATCCACTGCATTTCAAACTCGAAAATGCCAACGGCTTTATCTCACACATAACAGCCATCATTAAGCCGTGTGAGGACGACGATGGCGGCGCGGTTGCCGTCACCATAATCTGACAGGAGGGTGGGAATGTGGATCGTAATGACAAGCTCCGCGCATATGCCGCAGAGTTGCAAAGGCACTTACCGGCGCGTTGCATTGGTGAAGCTCACACCGGAATATGCAGCTAATGGGGAATTACCCAAAATGATCTCAACTCACGCCCGCGGCGTTGTCGCGGTCAAAGATCGCGGCAATCATTCACTTGGCAAAACTGAGCGATGTGCGTATTTTCGAGCGTTGCGATCGGCGGAAGCAGAAGCCGCCGAACTCAATACTGATAGTGTTGCGCCGACTGGTTGACGGTCGTCCTCCAAAAGGCGCGACGGGGCCACCGGGTACATCTCCCCGGTGGCCCTTTCGATTCGGGTAATCGGATGCAGCAACACCCGATCTCACACTCCCCGAATCTAGCTACTTAACCCCCCTATTTAACTAGATATTTCCCCTGTTGACACCTACTCTCTATCTAGTACAATTAGCCTATCTACTTAGGAGGGTGACATGTCTGGACGTGATTTTGACGACATCGCTGATATCAATAAGTTTTTCGACGGTGAGGCGGCGTCTGCGCGTCCCGTTACCGCAATTCCAGAGCGCGCCGGCAAGCCTGATGGCTTGGACACTGAGTTCAGCCCCTTTATCGAGGAGTGTCCCGCCTGCCGCGGCACCGGCAAGTTCCGATCTTGGTCCGGCCGCATCGTTGGCGACTGCTTCAAGTGTAAGGGCCAGAAGAACCGTACCTTCAAGACCTCTCCCGAAGCTCGCGCCAAGGCTCGCGCCAATAACGTTGTGAAGGCTGCCGAGCGCGATGAGGCCAAGCGTGCGTGGCGCGAACAGCACCGCGACTTGATCAAGTGGATGGAGATCGAGGCCGACCGCTTCCGCACCGGCAAGACCACGTTCAATTTCATCCACAATATGTGCGAGGCGATCGCCCAGTTCGGCACATTGACGGATGCGCAGTTAGCCGCGGTCGTGAAGTGCAAGACCAACTCTGACCAGCGCAGGGCTGCCTGGAAGGCTCAGAACGGTCAGCAGGACGTTGCCATCGATTGCACCAAGATCGAGGCTGCCTTCGCCAAGCGGCGCTCTGTGGCCGCTGAGAAGGGTGCTGTGGGCGTGAAGGGATTGGTGTTGCACTTCCCCAATTTCACGTTCAGCCCCGATCGGCGCGATCCCAACGTGATCTGGGTTAACAGCAAGTCGCACACTAACGATCGCGGCTTGCCGGCAGCTTTCGGCAAGATTTCGAATGGGAAATTTTCCCCCTTTCGAATCTCCACCCCTGAGATCGTTGCCGAGATCCAGACGGTCGCGGCCGATCCCAGCAAGGCCTCGCGCATCAGTGGCCAGAATTTCGGTATCTGCTGCTGCTGTGGTGCGACCTTGACCGATCCGGTTTCGATCGAGAACGGCATCGGACCCATCTGTGCCGAGAATTGGGGTTTCTGAACTGCGGCCTAGAAGGCCGACAAAGGCCGATCGGCCTTTGTCGGCCTTACGGGGCGCGGTTATCGCGTCGTAACGGAGGGTGATATGTCCTTCAAAGCAGAGGTGATTGCCGATAGTTCCGGCAAATGGGTTGGCAACGGCTTGCGCTTTGCCACCGAACAAGAAGCGATCCATTACGCTCGCGATCTCATGTATCGCTGGACGTTGGTTCGCGACTATCGCGTCGTAACAAGCGACGATCCTGCTAACTCCAAATTCGATAGGTGACCTATGGCAGTCGAAGCAAAACGCGGCTGTGGCTACCGCAAGGTCGGCGGCTTGTATCTGTGCGGCGAAGGCAGTGGCCAGCCGTGCTGCAAAATGCCGATCATCTTAAGCGTGTGTCCGTGCTGCAATGGCGGGATCAAGCAATCCAGATCCTGGCAGTGGATTGATCCGCGGCCATGGATCAAAGGCGCTTGCAAGCAGGATAACTGGACGTGTCCCTGCTATCGCGCTGATGGCATGGGTGACCAAGTCGGCTTGATCTGGATCGGCACCCAATTCTATAAAACGCCGGCCGAGTTCACCGATGAGGCCGCGCGGTTGGGGATCTCCAGGCGCATCAAGACCATCCCGCGGGGCTTTGAATTGGGGAAACACTGGGTATGGTTCGCCCATCCCAAAATTCAAAAGCATGCGGTTGTGAATGAAGAAACTCACCTCCTCGAGGAGGAATGGAAAGGTGGTGTGTTTCGTATCTTCAAGCCAACCCGGCTGGAGAAATTGATCACCGAAACCATGGCCCAGGACGACGACGAGATGGAGAAGCTCGCCAAAGCAGGGATCACGCCTGTGATCGTTCCGGACAATGATCGGGATCATCAAGGCAGCGTCTACGACGACGATGCTGAGCCAAATCAATCCGAGATGCGGCTTTAAACTCAAAGGCCCCGGCAATACCGGGGCCTTTTTCCTAGCTGGCAGCGATCAGTTCGGCCACCGATTCCTTCACAAAGATACTGCCATCGGCAACAGCATCTGTGTGCATGCTGACAATACATTGAGTAGCATGAATTTTCTGCGGCGGACGCATCGGTGCACGTTCGGTCGTAAACTCACTAGCAAACGCAACCCCAATATCCGATCGTGCCTCTTGCGGCCGTAAACTCCCAGACTTCACATCATACGGCGTTACTAATACCAATTTCATGAATCCCTCCTCAAAGCTTGACCAGCCAATCTTCGTCCGTCATCCAAGATGGGATCGGCGGTTCCGGTTCTGGCAGCTTTAGCACAACTTCCGGTTCTGCGGCTTTTTCTTCTGAGCGCTTTTGTCTTTTCCAAACCTCATTCGATCGATGCAACCAATTCAATAATCCCGATGTCGGCGGCAATGCCGGAATATTGTCAAAGTCATATGGTGGCCAACATCCAAAAATAGCTCTGAATTTTGCCAATGGATATTTCTCGGAATATTTCCGCGCATCACGCAGCCAGATCAAACCGGCATAAATCTCTCGCATCGCTTCTATTTTATTTTTGCCGTCGATATTCTCCCAATTATGCCAACTCTTGCGCAAATAAATAATCCGCGGCTTTTGCGCCCCGCAATTCGAACACACCAGATTTTTGCGAACCCCCTCGCTGATCTCACGTTGACGGGCGCAACCGCAGCATACGATTAATGCCACCACTGGCCTCCCTCAGTGCGATCTGGGTGGTAGTATTTGACAAACCGCGGCTTACCATAGGTGCTGTCGACCACCATTAACCCAGCCCCCTTGCCGATCGTGATCCGGACCGCCCAATCCTTCGATCCATGGTGATACATGGCGCATTTGAGATTCGGATCGGCGCCCATGCGTTTCAGCTTTCGACAGGCGTCGAATAGGGGCTGACGCGATCGGCCATCCACGGGCGCATGGAATCCTCCCCCGCCGTAGTATCGGAACAGACCTCGATCGCCGACCGGCTTCACGACGATCGCATACATCATCGATTACGTTTCCATGATTCGATCAAACGTAATTCTTGCAGCGAGTGCAGCGGCGGAATAGTCCCTCTTAACCAGCAACTCTTGCCGCGCCCCTCGACAAATTCTTCTTGCGGTGCCTTGGCTAATTCAACACCCCACGCCCAACCTCTAAATTGATATTCCATCGGGTCGTCGTCCCATTGATCGAGCGACCAGAACAACGGATAGGCCCAATGCGGTATTATTTTATCCGGCGGATTGATTAATCTTCGCCCTCGACCACGGGTCGCTTTGACATCGATGAATCCGGTAAAATCCGGCAAGTCTTTCCGATCGGTCAAAAACCAAATCGCGTGCGGCAGCAGGATTTGAAACGCGCCCTCACAGCGCAGACCATGAATATCAATGGCTAACGATTCTTTTGGCCCAGCCTTAAGCCCCCACGCATTGCCGCCGTATTTAGTAGTACCGTTATGGTAACAGCGCATAGCCTGCCTATCGGCCTTGCGCCGTACCTCTTCGGTCACGCGGACGATCGGATATAATTCCATTATTCGGCCGCTTCGATAATATCGCCGGCCATAAACAGATCGGTAAAATCCTCCCTCAATTTGCGCTGATGCAACTCGCCATATGGCGGATAGCTCGCCGCCCTGACGATCTCGTAAAACTCTTCTGGCTTCTCGCTGTGTTCGCCTCGAGGCGCGCAGAAGTAATCGGGAATATTATCGGCCCGCGTAGTGCGCTCGCCGATCGTCGCGAACAAGCACTTCTCAGTGGCGTTGCGGAAATTCTTGCCTAAGCCGAACGGTGGCGGCTTCACCCATGTCAGGATGTTTTTATATTCGAAGCCCCAACCTGAGATAAGCGCGCCGGCCTGAAGCACATAAGCGTTGGGACACCAGCAATAGAGGTGGCATTCGTCTTCAGCCCAGCGCTTAAGATCGAGCTTGGCTATTTCCTCCACCGAC